AAAGCCTGAAATTCCCATTTATATCTCCTAGTAACCCAATGTATTAGTGCCGATTATACCGTAATAGCTCGATCCAATGATTACCGTATCGGCAATAGGCTCAAGTGTCGTGATTGTGCAGGTCATCTTATTGGGACTAATGTCCCACGCAACTCCCTGATATTGCAGGTTTTTAACGATAGTGCTGTTATCTGGTTGGATATTTGTAATCAGCAAATTCGAAAAAAAATCAAGCCCCAGCATAGTATCCGTTGGGACGGTGGATTCCAATAAATCAACAACCATCTCATCAATGCGGATAGTTGTTTCTTGTCGACTGGCGACGTACTCCTTGGCTATATTGGAAACGATGGTGTCAGTCTCAGCTACAAGGTCTGTCTGTGTAACTGAGTGAGGAAAGTATTTATCGATTGAAGTCTGATTGCTAGCCACTTGAGTAGTGGAACCAACACGCGCAAGATTGGCTTGGTTAATAATGAGTTTGTCATCAAAGGCAAACTTCAAATCTTTGTAAGGAATTCCGCCAGTTTGATTAAAAGCTGTTGTATCTGTACCAAGAGACGCCATAACCTGCGCTCTGGACTTAAAAACGGCTGTGCCTGAGCCGTCCATATAGAACGCCCCCGTCTCAGAAAACTCTGCGTTTTTAATTGCCTCAAGGCTTGTACGGCTAGTGGCTGGATCTGCAATGCAAGTGTTAGCCCCTGTAGATATCGTACGCATGGAGGAAGGAAATGAGACTTGATTTAATATCTTTCCAATGCGTGTGCCAGTGTCTTGCCCTGCACCTGAATCTGTAACAGTGGTAATATTGGCAAGGTTAAAAAGTCTAAAGGCATCTGAGCAAACTAGGTCAACATAACCTGTTTCCTGAGAAACTGGATAGGTATAACGATACTCAGTTACATAACCTGAAAATAGGTATTTCTGAGTTGTGTTTGTAGTGGCAGATACACGCACTTTGCGAAGCGGAGCAAGTTTTCCATAATAAGGCGATGCTGTGTTTTGAGGCGAAAAGTAAGATAAAGGATCAAGAACACGCACAGTACAAGTACCAGCTTCATACTGGTCACGCATGATATTGCGCCCTCGACGAATAGCAATTTGATAGACATTGGGAGTTAAATCAACTACTGGTTCTGGAGAACTAGAAGTGCCAAGAGTTGAAGTGCCTAAGATTCCGTATTTAACATCGCCAATAACAAAGCCATCATAACCAAAAGTAGCACCATTGGAAAAGTCAAAGGATACGGCTATCTGCGCTGGAAGTGTCATTATCCAAACATACCTGCAATTCGACCAACTACTGAGTTAGACCCTGAAAGTGAGCGAACTTGTAATCCATTTTCAATTGCTGCAACTAAGTCCTCGCTAGATACAACCGAGCCTTGAACTGTGACATACACGTCTCCAGTACTTGTAACCCCTGCTGATGCTCCTGCTGATCCTATAATTAATGATTGTACAACTGGGTTCTGAGCTGCAAAAACAGAACCACGTGCGACAGAGCCATTGCCTACTACTGGCTGAGTGGCATAATCACCCATTGCTAGGGTGCGCGCTTTTTCAAGCAACATATCTAGATAAGCAGACCATGAAGCAAAAGGGTTCTTTGCATCTGGAAGGGTTGCAAGATAATTGGCAAGATGTTCGCCTAGTCCTTGAGCCTTTGCCAATTCATAAGTTAGGCGCTTTGCTTCATCTTCGTTGCCTGTCAGAAGGGCAAACTGTAACTCAAGACGGCGGCGATCCTCATCAGAGATTTTGCCTTTGAGGGCAGCAATGATTTGAATCTGCTCAAGGTCAAAAATTGTGCCAGCCTTTTTTAAAGCCTTTTCCGTAGCTGCTTTTGCCTTAGCAGCAGCAGTAGCAAGTCTATCTGCCTTAAGTTTTGCAAGTCTATCCTTCTCAAGCAATGCCGCCTGCTGAGCAGCCGTCAATCCTGTAACGTTATCTTTAGGTCTAAGACTCTTTCCTTTTTCGGCAGAAGACATAATAGCGCCCAGTACTGGATTTGCAACCTTGGCTAGTTTCTTTCCTATGTTATTCCAAAACCACATTGCAACTTGTATAAGTTTGCTTACTATTGGATTGTTAAGAAATTCTTTTATGTAATAAGCAGCGCCTCTAAAAACATCTCCAATAGATGTTGCAAGGTTAATCATGCCATTGGTCAAACTTGATATATCTCCGCCAGCGCCATCGGCTAGAATTGAAAATGCATCAACTAAACCCTTGCCAATTACTTCAGTTGCTTCGCTTGCTGCGTTTTTAATTAACCCTACTTTGCCCGCATAAGTTTGAAGGTAGGCTGAATTAGATCCCGCAAATTGGTCATTAAGTTTTGTCATTACTTGCTCAAAAGTAAGACCTGCTAATTCTGCTTTGCTAAGACCTGTCTTGTACTTAGCCAATCCCTTAGTCTGCCCTGTATAGGCAGCAGTCAAATCAGATACAACGGTTTCAAGTGCTATCCCAGAGCCCTTTGAAATGTCTATTGCTTTTGTTAGTAAGTCCTGTGAATAAGTAACTGCCCCTGTGGTACTAATAAGACTTTGTAAGGCGGGGCGCAAAACATTATCTGCAACGCCAGAAGCTAAAGTAAGACTATCCACATATTTAGCAATTGCTGGATTGGCAAAACCTAAGCCAAGGTTATCTACTGTCTTAGCCAATTTAGAAGCTGCTGCCTCGTCTTCCATAAATGCTTTAACGGCAGTAACACCAAATTGAAGTATCTTCTCAGCGGCAAAAGTTGCTGCAAGCCCTTTGCCTAATTTGCCAATAGTCTTGTCGAGGGAACTGGTTGCTTTATCAGCTTTATCAAATGCCTTTTTGCCTGTAAATTCAGAGGCTATATCAACTCTTAAAACTGTCATTATAGTTTATCCGTTCTAGAGTTAAACTTGGCGGCAGACTTTTCTATTGCCTTTACAACGCCTGCTGTAGCCTTGCCACGATCTTGCTCAAAGGCACGAAATATCAATCGACCAGTTAAGCGCTTAGAATTGCCTTTGAGTTCTCCACCTAGTTTTGGCGTAAAGTTTCCATTAACTCCTGCTGTGCGTCCAGCAATTTCATATATGTATCCGCCAAGTGATTTATTCAAAACAGAAGCAAGGGCTCTGAAGCCTTTTGAGTTTGTCTTGCTAGGCGTGGTTTTAAAAGAAATGCCTTTCTTGATTTCGGCAGCATCAAAATAGCGAGACGCCCATCTACCTTGAGCATTCTCGCGCTTTAACCAACCAGAAGGCATCTGATCATTAGTAGGGACAAAACCCCTAGCATTGCGAACAATGGGTTTAACAAATGAAGCAATCTCTTTAGATGTTTCTTTTGCTAAATCAGGCTCAAACTTAGTAAGGGCTTTACGAAGGGCGACCGCGCCTTGCAGTTTTACTGGCATTGTTTCGCTCCTTTGCTAAGTCCTTGAGAACTTCTACATGCGCTTTAAAAGCCATCGGAGAAAGTTCTACGACGGTTTGAAAAGGAACTCCATACTCGTAACTCAATCGAGCTGCGAGATAGGTGACGGAGTTCCTATCTACCCTAAAGGGTCAGATTCTAAGACCTCAACTGACTTGAGAATCTCAAGGAATCCTTCCCCGAAAGGCTTGACCGTTTCACCTGAACGACGTATTGCTTCCCAGCACAACCAATAAACATCAGATTGTTTCTGATCTTCCATCAGTGCCTTATGAAAGCCTTTCTTGGCGTATTGCTCAAAAGCATATTCAATCAACGGAGTAATCTCGTACTCGTTTACTGAGTTATCTGTTCTTGTTACTTTTAGCTTTGCCATTTTTAGCCCCTTTGTTTTAGTGGATTATGTCCAAGTACCTGTTGATGCTGTTGCACTCTTGCTGTTACATGTGAATGTAATATCAATCATTGCTTCATCTCCAACTGCGCCGTTGATATCTGAAAGGTTGTCAACAAAAATCGTACCTGAGTATAGCAAGTTCGTTGCTGAAACTGCTGCGCTTGAATCTTGAATAGCCTGCCATGCAACTGTTGTACCGTATGCTGCCTGCAAAGTAGCAAGTACATTTGATGTTGCTGTGTCATTTAGGAATGATACTGTAATGGAATCAGCTGAGAGCCCTGCCACAAATTTGTGTGCGGTGTCACCCATTGCAGTGACCTCGAGGCTATCTACCTGTCGGTTAAGGCTGAAAGCTGTTACGTGGTCAGAAAGATTGATTGTGGCAATCTTAAAGCCTACTTTATTGTTTAAGAAAATCGCCATTGGTTATTCCTCATCTTTCTTTGTAGTTGGTTTTGGTGCTGCTGGAGCTGGAGCAACCTGACCGATTTTAGTCAGGAAGTCAGCGTTTTCTTTTTCCCATTGTGCGAGATCGGTCATTATTATGTCCATTCCGTGAGTGTTGATATGTTAATGATAGCCGTTAAAAAGTCACCAGCGGCGGTTTCAATAGATCCGACACCAGTCACAGAGCCAACATTAAAGTTAATAGTTGATTGCGAAAGCTTCTTAAAAACAGCAACCATCATATCCTCAATACCCGAAAGATTGCCTTGGTTATCTAGCAAAGGAACATACATACGAATCTCTAGGTTTGCCATTGGTGAGATGGTTGCATACTGATTGTTGCTAGGAACTAGATAATCTCCAGATGAGGGTGCAACTACAACGCTATTGGCAATAGGCGTTGCTGGAGGAAAAGCAAAAACTGAGTACTTTGTGTCATCTTGAAGTGCTGTGGCTATAGATGTACGAAGTGTTGTTATGGCTGTCATTTAGCCCGCCATTGAACGTGGGTCAAGATATGGAGCAAGTAATCCACGGACGCGAGCCAAAAGTGTATTACCCATACGATATGGGCTAGGTGTATAACCATCGATTGACACCCCACCCGATGAGGGCGCTTGTCTGCTTTGGAAAATATCAACTGAGATCATAAGGCTTGCTTGCTTAATTGCTGGGACTGTTGTGTAGTCTGTATAGGTTTCAGCTGATGCTGTGCCGTAAGGGTTAATTTGATGATAAGGGTTAACTGTTCCTGAAGTAATGGCAATTGTAAATGAATACTGGCTAACACCTGTGATTGTCTTTGTGCCGTTGTAGCGAGTCCCAGAGTTAGCAATTACCACTGATTGACCAACGTAAAATATATCTCTTATATCTTGATCAAAATAAAGAGTGCCTGTTGTTGCTGTCTCGCTGCTGTGAGCAATGATAGGCACGTCGTTCTTCCATAGAAAAGGCAACAATACGTTATCAGCGGCATCGCAGACAGATTGAAGTGTCGCATCGGAATATAGGCTACCTACTCCAAGTGCTGTCTTCAATTCTGCAACTGTCGTTGTACTCATTGTTATCCTTTCTAAAGACTTAGAGGGACTGCAAGGGCTCTGGCAGCCCCTCTAAGCGACTTA